CCTGAACAATGTCCTTTTTACCTAAGGTGAACCCGAAAAGTTTTACGGCAATTTTGGGTTCCTCCACTCGGTAACATTATATAATACGAAAAGTTTTACCGCCATTAATATTTCATCCTATATCAGTAAAAAGTAAGGGCGAAGCCCTCACTATTTAAACCACACCAGTATCAATTGATTCCCACCATTGGTAGGAAAGAGTCACGGTAAATTCTTCAATACTATCGTTTGAGCCCCAATCAACGTCAATTGGTGACACATCTGTTGGGAATACACCCAAGAATTTATACTTCTTCAGAATGTCACCAGCTTTGCCAAATTGTGTAACTTCAGAATCAACTGTGTATGATGCTGGAGTTTGAGCTAACGGATTACGCACGTTTAAACCATGACTATTAATACCATTCAACCAACGCTCGAAAGCGTTACGAATAGCAAAATCTTCATCGTTAATGATCGTGATTGTCCAGTCTGTAAATGATCTGTTGCCTGCAAACTTCAACTCACGGCCAAAGTATTGAACAGGCACAGTACCGATGGTTGAACCAGGTAACTGTGCTGTTTTACACATGAAAGTGACTTTTTGTTGTGCATTAGCAGCATCAGAAAATCCAGGGAACGGTAAACTCACCTCAAATAGATTTGGGCGAGCACCGTCTCCTGTCATTTGAGAGCGGAATTGATTTATATTGAATGCCATTTTTTTTCTCCTGTCTCTCTATTTATTAGAATTTGCCAACGATTTCATCGAAACTGACACCAGTTCTAACTGCAACAAAGTTCAATTGAATGAAGTTAACTGAGCGTGCGGGTTTAATGTAGATATCACCAACAAATTCGTTACGGTCAATAATAGCTGCTGTGTTGTTAGTTGTATCGCAAACAACACGATAGTCAGTAATACCACGGCGACCTTGAACATCACGAAGGAATGGTTCAACTAAGTTAACAAACTGAGCACGAGTAAATTGGTCGTTAAATTCAAACATTGTTGAGCGAGCTGCACGAGCAATGGTCTTTTCTAGAACAATAAACAAACGGCGAACATTGATACGGTCAAATACTGATGGACGGCTCAAGAGAGTTTTGTCGCCAAACAGAATCGTACCTTCACCTTGGAATGTAACAACTGGATTAATACCTTGAACATACAGGTTATCACGTTCTGTCTTGGTAGGATTAAATGAAAGTTTGATAACATTCTTAATCACACCACGATTCAAACCACCTGGCGAGTACCATGGGTCACGCTCTAAATCTGTACGAGCACAAGTACCAGCAACATCAGCATTCAATGGAACCCAACGGTACACATCGTTATACTTGTCGTATTGGTATTTGTAACCAGAATCAAGAACAGCGTATGAAGAACTTGTTAATCCTGAACGGAAAGAAAGGATTGATGTTGCTTCAGCACCGGCATTGTTTACAACGGAAGCCTTAGTTGGTGACAAGAACACCAAGCAATCTTTGCGTGATTCAGCAAGTGAAATCAAACTAGTTGCAATTGTTGAATTGCCTGGACCTGAAATTAACAATGAAACATCAACTGTATCAGCATTTGAAAAGAAACCATATGCAGTGGTAATTTCTGTATTACCAATAGTGCCATCAGCACCAGAACTCATTGAAGCAGTAAATGCGGTATTGATTTGTGTGTATGTTGTACCTGATGCAGCAGTTCCCCAATTCACAGCACCTGGTTGATGGCCTAACCACCACAGATATTTTGATTTTGAGTTGATAACTGTCTTGTAGTAATTTGATGCACCGTCATTTGTAATTGCATCTGAAGCTTTTGATACGAAAGCATATTTCTCAAGTACTGTATTAGCAGTACCAGTAAATTTGCCATCTTCATCAATAACAATAACGTGCATTTCATCTTTGCTACCAGCTTTATCAGTAACATAATCTGATGTTCCTGGAGCAACTCCAAAACTATCAGCATATTGCCATTTGCGAAGAATTGGTGTGCCAACTGTAACGGCTGATGATAATGCTGTTGCAACAATAATTGCTGTTGCGTTAACATTGGCTGTACGCAAGTATGTAGAACCACCGTCAACAGAAATCAAATCACCAACATATAAGTTGGCAACAGGAGAACCCGTAACATTAATTGTGGTATCGTTTGCTGATGCTGCATTAGCTGTAACAGCACTAGTTGAAGTCAAGTTTGATGAGTATGCTGTTGCTGAAGAGCAAATAGAAACTCTTAATGTGTTACCTGTTGCACCAGCATAACGAGCTGCAAATGGACCGTATGCTGTGTTTGTTGCTGTTTCACGATTGGCAACATAATCGCTTTCATTCTTAATTAAAACGCCTGTACCGTTTGCGGTAGCATTTAATGTATTGGTAGTATTTGCGGCACGAACAATTTTTAAGTTATTTGTGTATGCAAGGAAATTTGCTGCTGAGAACCAGTATTCATAATTTGTAGAGTCAGGCTTACCAAAACGGTCGACAAGGCGAACCTCATCAGAAATGGTAATGACTTCATTTACTGGACCCCAATTAAAATTTCCAGCAAGGCCACCGATTGAAGTGGCAACTGAAGGGACAACTGTAGTCAGGTCGATTTCTGATACATTTACCCCAGGTGATAGCTGAAATGCCATGGATTTCTCCTTAGTTTACGGGACAATTATTCTTTATATTGTATTTAGTTTTTTTAGTTTTTACAAATTTGAAGTTAGGTAACCAGATGGGACTTCTGGTTTCCACATATCACCATCTTCTACTGAGTAATCTTCTTCTGTTCCATTAAATGCGAACCCAAAGGGAACAATATCTTCTTCAATTTGTTTAATTCTGGCTTGATACATTGCTTCACGAATATTAACATCATTTAATTCTTTGAAGTATGGGTTAGTCGTTAACCAACTAAACAATACTAATGGCATAACCAAATCATCATGGTAACCATCATCTGCGGCATAACTGTCTTTTACCTGAATGAAAGTTGAAATTTCTGATATAGTATCTGCATCTGTTATTAATAACTTCTTTTCTTCTACTAGTGACTTGAATGTAAAACATCCAATACGCTTAACTCTCTTGTCTGTTTGCACACCAAGTTGAGTTTTACCACCACCAAAACCACCTGTAACTGTTTGTCCGGTTTTGGTATCTCTATTTACAAAAATAAGGTTTTCATACTCTAATTCATTGTGCATGATATGTGCAACCTGCTCACTTGAGTTAACCTCAATCAGCACATATGCCATGTTATAATCTCTTGCCACTTTGTATATAACACTTGGATATAACATTGGTGCTATCTTGTTATCTCTAAACTTACCTACTAATTTATATGGCACCGATGACACATCCATAATTATAAATGCAGAATAGTCACCACCAACACCTTTGGCTGTATCGGCAACAATAACATATGCGTGTGACTTACCTATCAACTCTTCGGTATCTTCATCAAGTTGAGCTTTGACTGGGAATTCATATAAATCTAAACCGTCTTTAGAATAGACTGTAGGACACGTTGACATATATTCTATAGTATCTGAGTTAATCAACGTCAGCGATGATCCTAAGAACTTACAGAGTACTTCCTGATTGTACTTCAGATCACCTAGTTGTCTCTTCTGTTCAAGTGCCCATGCTTCATCTCTGCCAGGTATCTCTGAATAAGGAATGAACAATGGCACAAAGTCATTGTTCTTATTAACGGCATCATTCCAGAATTTCCAAAAATGATTATAACCCAACGGTGTTGAGGTAATAAGAATCTTTGTTGTTTGACCGGCAGAAATAACTGGATATACCGCGGTAAAGAATGCATCAGCCACAGTATTTGGAATAATTGCAGCTTCGTCAATATATAATAAGTTAACTGACTTACCACGAATACCAGCTGATGTTGTTGCCGCAGTAAATACAATTGAACCATTTTCTAATTCAATGTCACCTTTGTTCCATGTTTTAATACCCTGTTGCATCCAATCAGGCAAATGCTCAAACATCAATTGATATCTAGCCATAACTTCACGAGCCGTTGATGCTTTATTTGCAAGAATAGCCGCAGTTTTACTGTCTTGAAACAATGTATACCAAAGAATATATGCTGCAGCAGATGAAGTTTTACCTTGTTGTCTACCTTCCATGAGAATAACTTTACGGTTGTCATGGATTAATTTAATCTTTTTCTTTTGACAATCGTAAAGTTTAAACGGTTGAATACCGTAGTCGAGTGTTACGATATAGCAATAGTTGTCAATGAAATATATTGGATCTTCTGCACACTTAGCTAACTCTAAAACCTGTTCTTCAGAATAAGAAAAATCAATTCCTATTCTTTTTAATGATGAGTTGCCATTATAACCATTATTAATTGTCATTGTTTACTTTATAATGCTACGCAGCATCCATGCTTTCTTTTGATGGGCACCTAAAAGTTCTTGCAGAAAATTAGATACAGCTGGTTCACCCGCTTGGTCTGCAGCAACAATACCTGCACGGAGATGAACGATGAACCTATCGTTGTCAGATTTGATTTGTGCCATCATTGCCAATGCTGATGGAATCACATCAACAGCTTCTTGAATATCGGATAGTTCTAAAAATCTTTCCATAGAACCTGGAACATACGAATCTAAGTATCGAATATGCTCAGCAATCAAATCTGTTTGTGCAAACACTTCATTATAAAAATTGTTTAAAAAATCATGATATTGTGGAAAGTTTTGACCTTCAATGTTCCAATGAAAGTTGTGACTCTTTAGGTATAATGCAAAGTTGGTACCCAAAATAACTTTTAATTGTTGAATTAGTTGTTCCATTATTATTTGTTCTCTCTAATTTGTTTTAATAATTCTGCGGTTGAACCAACGAATACAGCATTCTTAACATTGATAGGTGAATTGCTTTGATTGTTTTGCGGCTTCAACTCTTGTTTTCTTTTTTGAATCTCTAAAAGGTCTTTGTTTAATTCAGCCAAAGTTTTAATAAAATTGGCTGCAACTTCATATGCTCTTGGATGTTCAGACTCTTTAGCTACTCTTAATAGGTCATCAATTGAATCTGTACCCTTATCTATAAGATTTTTAATATTGCTTCTGGCTATTGAAGAATCAGCATCAACTTCATCACCTACTTCTTCAACAGGTTTTTGTATTACGGTTGCT